TCGTAAGAATCTTACCAAGAGCATTACAGGTCTAGGTGTAGGTTTTAACGATCCTACTGACTGGGTTTCGACCGGCAATTACGCACTTAACTATCTTATCTCTGGGGACTTCCATAAAGGAATCCCCTTAGGTAAGGTAACGGTGTTTGCTGGCGAATCCGGAGCAGGTAAAAGTTATTTTGCTTCAGGCAACATTGTAAAGGCCGCACAAGAACAAGGCATCTTTGTAGTCCTAGTTGACTCAGAGAACGCACTTGATGAAAAGTGGTTACAGGCACTTGGTGTTGACACAAGCGAAGACAAATTGTTACGTTTATCAATGAGTATGATTGATGATGTAGCAAAAACAGTATCAAACTTTATGAGTGAATACAAAACGGACTATGGAGATAAAGATCCACAAGAACGTCCTAAAGTATTATTTGTGATTGACTCACTAGGTATGTTACTAACTCCTACAGATGTTAATCAGTTTGAAGCAGGTGACTTAAAAGGTGATATGGGTAGAAAACCTAAGGCACTGACAGCACTTGTAAGAAACTGCGTTAATATGTTTGGTAGTTACAATATTGGTATGGTTTGTACTAATCACACTTATGCATCGCAGGATATGTTTGATCCAGATGATAAGATCAGTGGTGGCCAAGGCTTTATCTACGCAAGTTCAATTGTAATCGCAATGAAGAAATTGAAACTTAAAGAAGATGAAGACGGTAAAAAGGTAACAGATGTGCGTGGTATCAGAGCCGCTTGTAAGGTAATGAAAACACGTTACGCAAAACCTTTTGAAGGCGTACAGGTTAAGATTCCATATGAAACTGGCATGGATCCATACAGTGGCTTGGTTGATATGTTTGAAAAAGAAGGACTACTAAAGCAACAAGGTAACAGACTAAAGTTTGTTGATTCATCAGGTAAAGAATACCTGGATTATCGTAAAGATTGGACAGGTGATAAACTTGAAATCATTATGAAGGATTTTTCTTCTATCGAGGATAAGTATTCTGGTACAGATACAAGTGTATCAGATTCTAATTCAGAGGAAGAAAATACAGATGATCGAGATGAATGATGAACAACTCATAGATCTTTGGGATATGTTTACTTCACATATTGCAAAGAAAGATAAAGAATCCGCGGCACTGGGTTTTATTAAATGGTGCCAGGATAACGGTATTGAGGAAGAAGTGTTGTATAATTTGGCTGATGAAGATCCTTATCTTCAAGAAGCAGTTGAAGAAGTGCAAGGAACCCGAGAAACTCCGTATGCTCCTGATAAGGAGTATGCTGACGACGAAGATGGTTGGTCTGAATATACCGATGACGATAATGATGAGTGGAACTAGATGATTAATTGGTACTCAAGGGTTACACAGGATATTGCTAACATTCCAGACTGTATCACATGGTATGAGAATGAGATGCAAGACGCAAAAATAGAATGTGGGCTCAAAGGCAATCTTGAAAAGAATGCGGCAATGCTTCCTGGCGTTGTTGAAAAAAGATTTGCACAACTACAAGAAATTGAAGCAATCCTTGAGTACCTTAACATCGAGTTAAGAAGAACAAGATCGAAATTTTTCAAACAATATCTTGAAAATTATCAACGTGCATTAAGCAGTCGTGACGTAGAAAAATACGTAGACGGTGAAGCAGACGTTGTTGATATGGAAAAAATTATCAACGAGTTTGCACTGCTACGCAACAAGTGGTTAGGAATCTTAAAAGGCATTGACATGAAGCAATGGCAGATAACTAATATTACTAAATTACGTGTAGCAGGAATGGAAGATGCATCAATCTAGACCTATATAGTAATGTTACCGAACATACACTTGGTCCTTATACTCTTTTTGAATGTAGAAGCGAGTAAATATTGATATGAAAACAGTAGTTTTAACAAAATTAGATCCTAAAAATAATCCAACTGATAAGCAAAAGGCTTATAGTCGGGAAGCCGTCGACGTTTGTCGCAGGATGAACTTAAACCCTACGACGTTTGAATATTTTCCACCAGAAACATCATCTGCTTATTTTAACTCTTTAAATTTTAAACATTTTCCAAATATGAAAGATGTTTATTCTCGTGATCCTAATGCATTATCAAGATTTTTGACTCATTGGAAATGTTGGCAGGATTGTATGGAAACCAAAGAACCACATCTAATAGTTGACTATAATGGATATCAAATTACTGAGATTCCTGGCAACCTAGAAGATCTTTTTGTACACGCTTTGCATTTAAGCATCAAAGCCGATCATGCAGTTAATATTGTTAAAACATTAAAACCTACTTTGGTTGTTGAAGACGACGGAACATATAGAAATGTAGAAACAAAAGGTAAGATTAGTTTTCTAGAATACGAAAAAATGAGAGAAAATTTTATCCCCAATGTTGTTGCTTATGCAATTAAACCAGCAGGCGTTAGAAGACTTGCAACATTTGTTGCACGTGAAGGAGCCATGCCAATTGATGTTATGTTAAACGGTGCAATTATCAATCTTCAATATACAACTATGCCGTTTTTTACTAAAAACGTCGAATGATCATTCGATAAACTAATAATAAACTACCCATATAAATACTAGTATGAACATAGTACTAGTCACAGGTGGCTTCGATCCACTCCATTCAGGACACATCGAATATTTCAAAGCGGCAAAACAACTAGGAGATAAACTTCTAATTGGCATCAATTCAGACGGATGGCTTGAACGTAAAAAAGGTAGACCGTTTATGCCAAGCACTGAACGAACACAGATTGTTAGACACTTAGAAATGGTCGATAATGTTTTTTTGTTTGATGATAATGATGGCTCAGCCTTAGAAGCAATTAATAACGCTAGATTATTATATCCAGAAGCACACATCATCTTTGCCAATGGTGGAGATAGAACATCAACTAATATTCCGGAAATGTCACACCCTGATAAGAATTTATCCTTTGAATTTGGTGTAGGCGGAGAAGATAAAAAGAATTCAAGCAGTTGGATATTAGAAGATTACAAGTATCCAAAAACACAAAGACCATGGGGATATTATAGAGTTTTATTTGAAGTTGAAAATACTGTAAAAGTTAAAGAATTAGTAGTAGATCCGGGTCAACGACTTTCTATGCAACGACATGATCATCGTGCAGAACACTGGTTTGTTAGTGAAGGAGAAGCAACTGTATATACTCTAAATGTATCAACCGATACTGAATTATTAGGTAAGTATAGTAAATTCGAATCATTGCATATTAATAACAAAGAATGGCATCAATTGTGCAACGAATCAAAATTACCATTAAAAGTTGTAGAAATACAATACGGTGATAATTGTGTAGAAGATGACATTCAAAGAGTTGGTGTTAATACCAACTATGGAGAACAAGAATGACGAACACTGTTTTTATAGGCTGGGATAGTCGCGAGACGATTGCTAGTGATGTCTGTGAATATAGTTTAAAACATAGCACAGAAGAACCAATAAACATCAAATATCTTAAACAAGAAGAACTAAAACAAAAAGGCATTTATACTAGACCCGTTGACACATTAGGCTCAACAGAATTTACATTTACAAGATTCTTAGTTCCGTTTTTAATGAATTATGAAGGTTGGGCATTATTCTGTGACTGTGATTTTTTATGGTTAGAGGATGTTGATAAACTATTTGCACAACGCGACGACAAGTATGCTGTAATGTGTGTGCATCATGACTATACACCTAAGGAAGGTGTTAAGATGGACGGTAAGCAACAAACGTTGTACCCAAGAAAGAATTGGAGTTCTATGGTGTTATGGAATTGCGGTCATCCAAGTAATGCACAAGTTATTCCTGCTATGGTTAACAAAGAGACAGGAAAATTCATGCATCGTTTTAGTTGGCTCAAGGATAAAGAGATTGGCAAGATCAGTCATGAATGGAATTGGCTAGAAGGTTGGTACAAAGAACCTCAAGATGGTAAACCTAAAGCAATTCATTTTACAGAAGGTGGCCCGTGGTTTGCAAATTGTCAAGATGTTGACTATGCTGACTTATGGTTAAAGACAGCAGATAAAACGGGCAAGAAATGGTCAAAGTTATAAGCATACGTGGAGCCTGGAAAGGATTCCACGGATTACATAAAGGATTTACTAAACTAGGTGATAGTCACGAACTAGTAGAATTCACCGATCCTAAAGTTCAAGAAGCGGATATGTTCCTTCAAACTAACTTACTAAAACCTAAATTTATTAGTAAAGGAAAAGACGGTCCTTACGAATATATACTAAAATCAGGAAAACCTTTTTTAGTAGGGGAAAGTGCTTCGTTTAGAAAATATTTAGACTATACTCGACTAGGTTGGTGGAGTTATAAATGGACTGAAGGAAACTTTAATAATAATAATTGTCCACCAGACAGATGGAATAAGTTTGTTAAAGAAACAGGAATAAAAATTAAAGACTGGCATAGTCCTGGTGATAATATTATTTTAATGGGACAAAAAGTTGGTGACAGTAGTTTGAATAGACTGCACGACCAAGGAAAAAATTTCTATGATTGGGTTGGTGAGATTATATCAGAGATTAGAAAATACACAGATAGAAAAATAATTATTAGGCCACATCCTAGGGGAATGAGAGCAGGAAACAAAGGTGCTTATTGGATTTCAAGACAATATACAAACGTTGAAGTAAGTGAATACGTTGAAGTTGGTGGAGCACAAGGTGGTGCTGGATTACAAAAAGATTTAGACAGAGCGTGGTGTGTATTAACATACAATAGTTTAAGTGGAGTTGAATCAATCTGCGAAGGTATACCAACATACGCAATGGAAGATGGTAGTATGATTTGGCCTATTGCACATAAAGACATTAGCAAGATTGAAAAATTAGATTATAACGTAGATATAACGCAATGGTGTAACGATATTGCTTATACACAATGGAGTTCTAAGGAACACGGCCGAGGAGAAAGTTGGTCACATTTAAAACCAGTAATGGGGCAAAAATGAAGTACATAGCAATAACAACATTTAATAAACCGTACTACGATAATATGGCACATAAGATGGTTGAAACATATCTAAAGTTTTGGCCTAAAGATATTCCATTGTATGTGTATACCGAAGATATGAAACTTCCGGTTCAGGCAGAAAATTTAAAAGAACTTGACATATATGAAAACTGTCCAGGACTAAAAGAGTTTTTAGATTGGCGTGGTGATCATTTTACAAGAGGTATGGCATTTAAAACATACTCTTTTATTAGTGCATTTAAGAACATCGACTGTGATGTTATTATATATTTAGATGCTGATAGTGTTACATACAAAACTATTACACGTGAATTTTTAGATAGTTTATTACCTAATAAAGAGTTAACAGCATATATGGGTGTTACAATGAATAAAGGTAAATGGCAGGGCAATGAAACAGAAAATGCCGAAACGTGTATCTATTTGTTTAATAAACAACACGCTGGTGCTAAACAGTTTATGGATCATTACGAATACATTTACGAATCCAGAGAAATTGATGATCGTCAAAGATTTAAAAAACCTCACGATACTTGGGCATTTACAGAGTGTGTACAACGTGCATTAGCAAACGGTCATTTAATAAACGACTTACACCCTACTAGAAAAGCACACAGTCCTTTAAAAGAAACTATACTTGGTGATTATTTTAGACACTTTAAAGGTGCAAGAAAATTAGATAACAATATTGATTCTTATGTTGATGAATTAACAACAACAGGTGTTGATAATAAACAGAAGATCAAAAGAGCAGACAATCCGTTAAAAGATATTGAAAAGAAGAAACGATTCTTTAGGACACGCAATGGTTAAATTTAAACTATCATACGAAAAACAAATTTACAGTCAACAAGGCGAAGATGGTATTATTGAGAAACTAATCAATGCCATTAAAAAGCCAAACAAGATATGTGTTGAAATGGGTTGGGGTAAAGACCATGTTGGTAAAAAAGCAAAACAGATAGAATTTGCTCAAAATTGTATTAGCAATCTTATTCATACACACGGCTATAAAGGCTTTGCCTGGGACGCACAATTTCAACACGTTGTTCCTCCAACAGTTACATTTACACAAGAATTTTTAAGACCCGACAATGTTTCTAACTATCTTAAAACTATTAACGAACTTAGACCTGACTTTTACAGTTTAGATATCGATAGTTTTGATTATGAAATTATGACAGGTATGCTTAATTATGGGTTTAGGCCTAAAGCAATGGTATTAGAATTTAACATTAGATGGGGTTGGGATATTATACACTCAATGCCTTATGTTGACAAAGGTAAGTATGAGAAGACTAGTTTATTCCACGGAGTTAGTTATCGCAAGTATAGAAATCTTTTAGAAGCAAAAGGTTATAAATTTTTTACATTAGATAGTAGAGGAATTAATATGTTTTTCTATCATCCAAACGATGTAGATGAATCTTTATTACCAGAAGAAAGACAACTAAGAATTGAAACATCTCCAGGAAGAATAAAAAACAAAGACGAGATTAATGCAGAAATTAAACAACATCCTTTTTGGAACTCAAGGCTAGATATAATAAAATGATTTGTTTAAGTAAAAATGGATCAGATGAATATGTTAATATGTTTGCCGAAGGTGCAGGTATAACCCCAACTTCGGATAAGGAGTTTATATATGAATCATCGAACGACGCAATATTATTAAGAGGGATTCTCAAACACAAAGTTATGAAACAGTGTTGGGAAGACAAACGTGACTTTTACTACATGGACAGTGGTTACTTGGGTAACTATAAATCTTCCATTAATCCAAACGGTTGGAAATGGTTTCATCGTATTGTAAAAAATGATTTACAACATAATGAAATAATTGATCAATCCAGTGATAGATGGGAAAAACTAAAGTATAAAATTCCTAGTTGGAAAAAAGATGGACGTAATATTTTAGTTGTTATGCCAAGCGAAAAGCCTGCAAAGTTTTATAATATTGATATGGTAAAATGGCGTGAAGAAACTATTAATACAATCAAACAGTATACAGATCGTCCTATTGTTGTACGTGAAAAAGCAAGTCGTCCGGAACGTGTAGTTAAAACAATATACGAAGAATTAGACAATGCTTATGCAGTAGTTACACTACAAAGTATCGCGGCAACAGAATCAGTTTTATACGGAGTTCCTGCATTTGGACTTGCACCTAATGCCGCATCGCCAGTATCATTAAGCGATATAACCAAAATTGAAAATCCATTTTATCCAGATAGTGACCTGGTGTACAAATGGGCCTGTCATTTAGCATATGGACAGTTTCACATTGATGAACTGAAGAATGGCACAGCGTATAAAATAATAGTACAAGAGAGGAAACAATGAAACCAAAGTTTGTAGTAGTACACAGAACAGATGTAAACAACGTAGGTGATATGGCATCTAATCCATTAAAATATTTTTTAAAAGATGACGAATATATGGTATTAGATATAGACACCCTAGGGCAAGAACCTTATCCAGATGACATTCCTATTATTGTAGGAGGTGGAGGATTGATTGGTAATGAGTTTTTCGGAGAAAACATTCAGTTAGCACTAGAACATCCTGATGCTGTTCAAATTGAAAAGTTATGGCGTAATAGATGGGATTTAAGCAATCCTAAGTATAAAGAATTACATACTGATTTTTACACAAAATTTAAAGATATGGTTAATGATGCCTTAGCAACAATTGACAAAAACAAAACACCAAAAGTACTTTGGGGAGTAGGTCATAATGTACAAAAATATGGACAGGATGACGTTGATAAAATAAAATATCCTAAGTTCATGAGAGAGTTTAATATTGTTGGTATAAGAGATTATGTACCACAACAACCTTATGATTATGTTCCTTGTGCAAGTTGTATGCATCCTGAACTAAGAAAAACACATTCTATTAAAAATGACATAGTAATTATTGAACATAAGAAGCAACTTATTAAAGGTACAGATTTTGGTGCAATGTCTATTCCGAGATTTGTTAATAGTGGAAATAATTTAGAACAGATGATTGAATTAATTGGTTCAGCAAATACTGTTGTATCAAACAGTTATCATGCAATATACTGGGCAACATTAATGAAAAAGAAAACAATATGTGTAGGTGCATGGAGCAGTAAATTTTTTACATTAAAACACAAACCTGTACATATAAAATCAATTAACAAAGAACTTGCCGAAGCAATCGACGAAGCAAAGATTTATACCACCGCATTAGATGAATCAATTATGGCTAATCAAAAGATGTGGAATAATATACAGGCGTTAGTGTAATGAAAGTATGTAGTTTTTTAGCAGGCATTCCGCCTGGTAACAAAAATCCAAATAAACCGGTTATGTTAAAGAGCATTATCGAAGGCGTTAATGCTGTAGGCGATCAAGGTTTTGTTATTGAACAAAAACAATATGTAGATTGTGATGTAGCAGTAATACAAGGATTTGTTCATGAACACGGTAAAACAGCACCACATTTGTCTTTTAGAAAACAAGTTATTGATATTAATACTAGAAAACCCAAGCGTTGTATTATAATTGACAGCAATATGTTTTCTTATCATACAGGGCGTTTAGGAGACAGTGGTATGTGTCGTTACAGTTTTGATGGCGTGTTCCCTACAACAGGTGAGTATTGTAGTGATGGTGTTGGTCCAGAACATTGGGAAAGACTTCAAAAAAATTATGGATTAGAATTAAAACCTTGGACTAAACAAGGCGAACATATTCTAATTTGCTTACAACGTAATGGTGGTTGGAGTATGATGGGGGAGCCTGTAATTGATTGGCTAAGAAAAACTGTTAAAGAATTAAGAGAATACACCACTAGAAAAATTGTAATACGTTGTCATCCAGGAGATGGTAAGTTTAGACATTACATAGATGAAATTAAAAAGATAGGTGATTTAATTATTAGCGATCATACCACAAGACACATCATGGATGATTTAAAGGGTGCATGGGCCATGATTGTTAAAAATTCTAGTCCTAGTGTAGCATCAGTAATGAATGGTATTCCTGTATTTGTTACAGATCCTATTAATTGTCAAGCAGGACCTATTGCAAACACAAATCTACACAAAATAGATAAGCCTGACTATCATGATAGAGAAGAATGGTTATGGAAAATTTGTGCAAGCCATTGGAATGTTGAGGAGTTACGCAACGGTGCTTGTTGGAGTCATATGAGGAAGTATGTATGATAAGATTTATTAGCAGTCAGAGTTTTTCTCAAGTATCAGAACACGGTAAACATATGATTGATAGTTTTACCAAAGCATTTCCTAATCAAATTTTAAATCTATATACAGAAGATTATATTAAAGTTAAAATATCAATAGGTAACAATCCTAGTGTTAATGTAATTGATTTAAAATCATTAGGCGATACAGAATATACAAAATTTCAAGAAGATAAAAACATTCCAATACCTAGCAGAACAAAAGGATTTAGTCACAAAGCATTTGCAGTTATGGATAGTTTAAAAAATCATGACAAAGGACTATTAGTATGGATAGACTGTGATGTATTGTTTAAAAAGACTGTTCCATTAGAATGGGTTTCAAGTCTTGTTGGTGATAATCTCAGTGCCCATTTAGGATTAATATGGAAAGAAATATACGGTGCTGAAACAGGATTTTTTGTAATTAACTTAGAACACACATTAAAAAATAATTTCCTAGAAGAGTATAGAAGAAGTTATGTAGAAAGAGATTGGAACAATTTAAGAAAGCCTTTTGATAATGACATTTATGGAAGAACAATTAAAGTTATTGATGCACCTTACACAGAACTTTCAACTAATCTAAATCTAGTCAGTCCTTTTAACAGAAGTCAACTAAAAGAATATATGTATCATTACAAAGCACACCACAAAGAACGTATGCTTAATACTGGTGCTGATGTAGTTGCTAAACAACAGATCTAAAAATACAAGGCTGTACGTGCTGTACTCTTTGTAACTCACCTGTAATTTTATTTTTCTTTAAAGGATGTGGTAGAAAACTCCAAACAGTTTTGTTTTCTTTCTTGATGTTTACAGGATTAAATTCTACTTCAGGAATATTATTTGCAGTAACATATTCATCAAAATATTTTTTTACAGGATCAATTTGATAATCATCAAATACAATTACTGTACTCTTTTCTAGTTTGCTGTGATCAAACTTTACAGATTCATAACTGTGACCACCGTCAATATAAACAAAATCAAACACACTATCTTTAAGTGTATCTTGTGTCCACCCTTTAATTAATTCGTAATCAAATTTAGTAGGGTACTTTGATTTATAAATTCCAATACGACTAGACGCACCTGCAAGTGTTCCTGGTCCTTTGCCGTTAACTTCTGTTATATCTGATTGTCTGTCTGCTAATTCAAAAGCATCATACCCTGTATACTTTAATTTTTCAACTCCTACTGTTTCAAGTAAGTGTCCTATAAATTGCCCGGATGATTTTCCTTCGTGTGTTCCTATTTCACAAATATTTGTGGGTTTGTATGCATCTAAAATTTGTCTAAATTGATTGAATAGTATTTCTTTCATTTTGCTTTTTTCCAATATTCTTCTGTACGTTCTACTTTAAGATCTTTCTTTTCAGAAATACCTCTTGCTTTTCTTCCGCCTTTAAGGTGATCAATGTATGCTCCTAGATCACTATTAATAATAGGATGTCCCTCGCCGCTTGTGCCTGGACGACTTAAATTATGTTCTTTCCATCCTGGTATACGTCTAAACTCTTTTACAATTTCAAAAAACACAAAACTATCGTGCCATTCCTTCATTGTAAAAATTCCTTCTTCGGCATGATCATAAACCCATTGGAATCTGCTTAAAAATCGTTTTGTCATATCGTCACGCAAATTCATTGTGTACCAACCGCATTCTGGCCATTTAGGCTCGCGGCCGAAATAACCGATGTGTATATCTTCAGGAACGAACTTTTCTAAAAAGTCCGTGGTCATCGGAGAATGACATACTGTATCAGCGTCCATCCAAATTAACACATCTGCTTCTACTGATTTCGCGGCATCAAAAATTGCGTAGACTTTATGACAAAAACGAATAGCGTCCCATTTAAAACTCTTGTTTGCATCTACACGATGCTTGGGATTGTCTTGTCCATTTGCTTTAGGTACATTTTTCCATTTTGCTTTAAACTCTGCTATGTAACCTGTTCCCATTAAATCACGTATAACAACATTATCTTTGGTTTTTGTCGGTGTACAATCTTCCGCATAGACATACAATTTCACGTCGCTGGGCCAATTCTTTTCAAACGAATCAATCATTGCTTGACCGTATTGCTTTAATCCTGCATCATGAAATGTTGTAACAACCGCAAATTTTCTAGACATTTATAAACTCCATAAATAATGTATGCAGTTATTTAGTGGGGTCCTATGAAGGTTAAAATATTTTCTGAACATGGAGCAATGAACAGTCAACCCGTGTTTCAGGCATTTAGACAATCTCTAAAGCACTACGATATAACAGAGTCTGACGATTATGACGTTGCTGTTATATGGAGTGTGCTATGGAATGGTCGTATGGCAAAAAACAAACCCATATGGGATGAATGTCAGAAAAAGAATATTCCTGTTATTGTCATAGAAGTAGGCGGAATAAAACGAAACATAACCTGGAAGGTTGGAATAAACGGAATCAACAGAGAAGCATACTTTGGGGAACCAGGTAACTCAGACGACCGTGCTAAAATGTTTGGGTTAGAATTAAAGCCGTGGCAAACAGGTAGAGACATAATTATATGCTGTCAAAATCCACATAGTCATCAATGGCGTAGTATGCCGCCAGCAAGTACTTGGGTGTACAATACTGTCGAAACAATTAGAAAATACACAGCCAAGCCTATCATAATTAGAGAACATCCTAGAGCAAGACTTGATTGGATTGAAATAGAATTTATTAATGTAACAAGACAAACACCTATAAAAATAGACGGGACATATGATGACTTTAATTTTGATTTTCATAATGCTCATGCTGTTGTTAATTGGAGCAGTAATCCTGCTACCCAGGCCGTGATTGGTGGTGTTCCTGTATTTGTTGGCCCGGAAAGTTTGGCTTGGGATGTCGGCAATCATAGTTTAGAAACAATCATTGATCCTATCAAACCTGATAGAACACAATGGTTAAATGACCTGGCTTACACAGAATGGACCGTAGAAGAAATTCAAATTGGTAAACCTTTAAGTAGATTATACCCTAAATTAGAAGAATTAGTACTTGCTCAAAACTAAAAAGAGTGTTATAATAGCACTATGAGTTACAGTCCTAGTCATCAAGATATCGAAGAATGTATTCTACTATTAAGTGGTCAAACATTTTTCTGGCCTAATGAAATCCGTGATGTTGCAATTCAACCGTATGATCAAAGTATGATCGAAAGCCTAGGGCGACAACTATCAAACAATTTAGCATTCACAGAAAAACAAAGTGTTATTGGATTAAGGTTAGTTAACAAATATGAACCGTTACTAAAAAAGTTAGGGTTTGATACTACAACAATTTTATCAGGTCCTGTTTTTAGATGGCCATTTAGAACCATTGACAAAAATAAAGCATTGTATATTGACGGAGAACAGATAGTAGTAAAGAGTCCATTCATACCAGTGCTTGTTAATTCTATTAAGAAAAGAAAAACGCCAGGCTGGCAATCCGGAAACTATAATCCTGAAACCAAAGAATGGAGTTTTGATTACAACGAATCAAATGTAGAATTTTTAATGAATGCTGTTAAGGGTATGAATTTTAAAATTGATGACAAAATTAAAAGCGATTATGATGGTATCAAACTTATAAAAAATAATCCTGCAAAGCATTTGGATATGCTTAAATTAGTTAATGATAAAATAACGTTCAAAGAATTTGTATTTGAAAATAATGATTTAAGAGAATCATTTATACTTGCAAAATCGTATGGATGTGCAATTTATGATGACAATTTGGTTAAATCAATTCCAAATAAAGATCAAATTGATAAAATTTTATATAGTGATTGTAAAAATCATTATGTAAATAAAAGTAAGATTGATAGAAGAAAGTTTAAAAATATTATTTCTTCTAGCAGAAAAGTTTTTATTATGGTTTCGAGTAATGATTCAGACGAAATGAAAGGCTGGGTTAACTCTTTATTATCTGAAGACATTGATGCTAAAGACATTTGTGTTTGTTTTAGATATAAGTCCGACAAAGACGGAAATACATTTATTAAAGAAAAAGAAGTAAATGCATACGATCCTAACAAGAAGATTTTTATATTATCCGAACGGATTCCTAAGCCACTTGTTAAGGATTCAGTAAATCCGGATATAGTTATTGTTGATCTTCCTACAAGACCGAGCCATTTTAAAACGCAAATATATCTTGAAAATAAATCAACGGTAGTATTTTATTGTGCTACTAAGCCAACTGGAGTAGAGAACTGTGCCGACGTGTAAATTGGTAATTAAAGATGAAGTGAATGTAAAGTTTGAGGGACTTGATCTTCAAATGCGTAAAACATTGACTAACAAGTTTAAGTATGAAATTCCTTATGCACGTTACTTGCCAGCATACAAACTAGGACGTTGGGATGGCACTGTAAGTTTCTTTGGACTAGGTGGAACAACATATGTTAGTATGCTTGAAGAAGCATTAGTGGCATTGGAAGAACGTGGTTGGTATGTAGAAGTAGAAGATCTAAGAGATAAAACACAATTAAAATTTGATCTCATAGATGAATCTTTTTTATCACACATTAATTGGCCGGTAGGACATCAATTAGCCGGACAACCAATTGTATTACGTGACTATCAAGTTGAAGTTATTAATAACTTTTTAGAAAATCCACAAGCACTACAAGAAGTAGCCACAGGTGCTGGTAAAACTATTATTACAGCAACCTTGTCTAAAATATGTGAACAATATGGAGATACTATTGTTATTGTTCCTAATAAGAGTCTTGTAACACAGACGGAAGAAGACTATCTTAATGTCGGCCTTGATGTAGGCGTGTACTTTGGTGATAGAAAAGAACTAGGGCATAAGCATACTATTGTTACTTGGCAAAGTTTGAACATACTGGACAAAAAGTCAAAGAATGCTGAAGCAGTAACAACACTAGAAGAATTTATTAAAGACGTTCGTTGCATTATTGTTGACGAAGTGCATCAGGCTAAAGCAGATGTATTAAAGAGATTGCTTACACAAAACTTTGCACACGTTCCTATACGTTGGGGACTAACAGGCACAATACCAAAAGAACAGTTTGAGTTTCAAGGTATTAGAGCAGGACTAGGCGAAGTTATTAATAATATTAGTGCAAGTGACCTTCAAGAAAAAGGAGTACTTGCTCAGTGTCACGTGAATGTTATTCAAACAGAGGACACACAAGAATATAAAACATATCAAGAAGAATTAAAATATCTAACAACAAACGAAAAACGCATCGACTGGATTGCTAAATTAATTGCCAAAATTACAGAAAATGGTAATACTTTAATACTTGTCGATAGGATTTCCGCAGGAAATATGTTACAATCTAAATTAGAAAATAGTGTTTTTATTAGTGGAGAAACAAAAGCCAATGATAGAAAAGAACACTATGATGAAGTAAAAACAGTAAATGATAAAATTATTATTGCAACATATGGCGTGGCCGCAGTGGGTATTAACATTCCGCGTATCTTTAATCTTGTTCTTCTTGAACCTGGTAAGTCATTTGTTAGAGTTATACAAAGTATTGGTAGAGGCATTAGAAAGGCAGAAGACAAAGATCATGTTCAAATTTGGGACATTACAAGCAGGTGTAAGTTTGCAAAAAGGCATCTTACACAAAGAAAGAAATTTTACAAAGAAGCAAACTATCCTTTCACAATTGAAAGAATAGATATTGGATAGGAGAGATATGCAAATATTAACAGTAGAAAATAATTATTTTAGTTTAAACAACTTACCAAAAGAAATTACAGAAGATATTAGATACAGTGTATTAGATAATTCTGATCCTAAGGATCCGGATTATTTCTTTATGCCTTTAATATACTTAGAAAGTTTTAGTTCGCCGGCAGTTGTATTACAGATTGGCCCACATCAAATTCAAATGCCATTAGAGTGGAGCATGATTGTTGGAAGTGCTGACAGTGGTGAACTGTGCATACTTCCTTTGACAAGTTTAAATGACAGAGGCTTTGAAGCGTTTATTTTTAATCCTTTAGATGGATATAGACCAGAATGGCATACAGTAGACGTTATCAATGTTTATCAAGATGTTAAATGGTATTTTCCTAAATTAAAATCAGGACAACTGTTAACAACCCCTTTAGAGAAGAAACACAATCCACAGTGTGCATTTTTTGTAAAAGAAGTGTCAAGACAAAATGAACAACTTGAATGGAGTTTGTTATGGTAAGTTTTTGGTTTAAGAAAAAGAAAATTGTACTCGATTGTTTTACAGATCAAGCAACTGTATACAAACTTTTTCCTGTTGAAAGAACAAGACATTTTACTCCTGAATGGTTTAAAAAAATGCCTCTGACACACAAAAGTAATAAGGAGATGTCACAGAATTTATCAATTGAGGAGCCTAGTATTAGAATGTGTCCGGCAATCAATGATCATTTTTCGTATGGTGCAATTATGCCGGCATTTGCAGAACTTATTATTCAAAGAGATGCAACCACAGGTAAAGCAGAATGTATGGCCGCGGCCGCTACCTGGGGACAACCTGTACAACATCATGCAGAAGATCTAGCAAACAAAGGAGACCTACTTCATTGGAAATTTGGTACACCTTGGTTGTTTAGAGAAGACACAGGTATTAAATTTTATTGGACACAACCTAGTTGGCATCAACGTAATCCTCTCAATCATTGGATTACACCTGGCTTTATAGAATTTAAGTATCAACATTCTGTATTGGTTAATATGATGATACCCAAAGGAAAACGAATTCACTGGAATGCAGGTGATCCTGTTGTACAGTTAATACCACTAATCGATGATCAAAATAGTTTTGAAGTTAAGTGCCATTTAGTAGATAGCAGTGAAATGGAAAAACTAACAATATATAAACCATTCTTTCTAAACTCATACATGAAGTTAAGGAAGTTGAAAAAGGATATGGAGAAAGGCGAATGACTATGAAAGCAGGTAAGATATGGGGTCAAACGGAATTGATCCACGCAAACGGTGTGCTTGAATTTCACCGTATTGAATTTAAAAAAGGCTACAAGTGTAGCGAGCACGAACACAAATACAAGTGGAATGGATTCTTTGTTGAATCGGGCAAGATGCTTGTTCGAGTTTGGCAAGAAGATCAAGAAGGGTTAGTTGATGAAACTATTCTTGGTCCAGGTGAATTTACCCAAGTAAAGCCGGGTAAGGTTCATCAGTTCGAAGGCATCGAAGACGGTGTAGCATTTGAACTATACTGGGCGGAATTCAATCATGACGATATTGTAAGACGCACAGTCGGAACTAAAGTAAAAAACTAAGGAGAATATTATGATTTTAAGATGGCTTGCAAAAATCTTTAACAAGACGCAAGAACCTTTGGTACTTACTAAGGATATGATTGTTGAAGACAAACCTAAAGCAGTAGCAAAGAAGAAACCAGCAACTAAAAAAACAGCAGTAAAAACGGCTCCTAAAAAAAGAGGACGCCCGGCAACTAAAAAGAAGTAATCGATGTCAGCAGGTTCTATAAAACTAACACCCAATCTAGTTTATAAATTTCACTACGAAGGTGACTTAGGACCTGCTGTATCGAGAGCCATTGCTGATACTTGTGTGCATCCATCAAATGTAGGTTCTATGCGAGGAGGAGGAAAAACAACTGCTAATCATACCAAGCAACCACCTCATACTTGGCAAGAATTAGAATCTTTCTTTGATTGGCTAGATCCTCATATGAGAACTGTTTGGAATGAATGGGACATGGCTGACTTACCATTAATACCAGAAAACAGTTGGACAAATATAGAAGCAAAGGGCGGTTATGTTGTTGAACATGATCATTCGCCTAGTCATATGAGTATGGCTATATATTTGCAGAAGCCGGACAATAGTGGACACATAGAATTTAGAAATCCGTTACAAACTAATTGGAGTCATATGCCAAGAAGATTTGTGGATGGTGATATGCATGATTACTTTCATGAAGTACCAGCCACAACAGGTGATGTGGTTATATTTCCTGGTTGGTTATCTCATAGAGTGCAACCTAATCAGTCTGATGATATTAGAGTTGTTATGAGCATAAACATTAATGGAGTGAAAATAAGGAATATAACATGAAATACTTAATCACAGGAACATCTGGATTTATTGGTTCCCATCTAGCAAACAGACTATCTAAAAACCCTGACAATTATGTTTATTGTTTAGATAAAACACCATTAAACATTACATCACCAGATCTTTATATAAAAGAAAACGTAGAAGAAATTATACACAATTTACGTGTTCCACCACCTATGTTGCCCGATGTTGATTATGTAATTCATTTAGCGGCATTTAATGGAACAAAACACTTTTATTCCAAAGCATATGATGTTATTAAAGATAATATATTAACAACATTAAATTTAATTGATTCCTATAAAGATAGAAAAATAAAAAGATTTATATATTCAGGAACTCCAGAAAGCACAGTAGTATCTACAGAATATTTTAATTATGGTTTGCCTACAGATGAAAAGGCTCCTGTGGGTGTAATTGATGTTAAAAATAAAAGATGGAGTTATGCTAATAGTAAAGCGTTAGGAGAACAGGCAGTTATTGCCAGCGACTTACCTTATACTATTATTAGATATAATAATGTATATGGTCCAAAACAGGTTGATCATTTTATTAGTGAATTTTATGATAGGGTGTGTAATAAAGAATATAGTTTGTATGGATACGAAAATACACGAACATTTATATACATCGATGACGCCATTGATGCAACAGAACTTTTAATTAATACTCAAGATGCAACAAATGAAATTTTTAACATTGGTGGTGATAAAGAAACAACAATTAAAGAAGTCGCTGAAACTATTTTACGATTAATGGATAAAGAAGATGTTAATTTAGATTTACATCCAGCACCAGAAGGAAGCACAATGCGTAGATGGCCGGATACAACTAAATTAAAATCAGTAACAGGATTTAAACAAAAAGTAAGTTTAGAAGAAGGACTAACAAAAACTTTAAACTTACAAGGATATGAAACACTAAAAGTATTAGATGACTTAGACGAACAAGGAGATAATGTATGAACTTAGGTATAGTGGGTATAGGAGCAGTAGGTACAGCAAATCTAAAAGGATTTGAATATCTTGGACACACTGTTAAGACTCATGATATAAAATTAAAAACAACAATTCGTGATGTAGCAGATTGTGAAATAGTTTTTGTTTGTGTTCCTACTCCTAGCACAGAAGAAGGCGAATGTGATACAAGCATTATAGAAAGTGTTATTACAGAACTTGATAGTGTACACTACAAAGGTATAATTGCTATTAGGTCAACTGTGGTTCCTGGATTTACACAAAGTATGATTGACAAATTTAAAAATCTTACTATTTGTTTTGTTCCAGAATTTTTGAGAGAACGCTGTGCTGAAGATGATTTTATTAACAATCACAAATTACTTGCAATTGGCACACACGATATTTGGGTATACAGAAAATTAGTTCAAGCACACGGCGACTTACCAAAGTTTACAGAACATCTAACACCAAACGAAGCAGAAGTATTAAAGTATTATAACAACGTATATGCAAGTCTACGTGTTACATTTGCAAACGTAATGTATGAAATTTGTGAAAAACTGGATTGCGATTATACTACTATTAAAAATGCTTACATCAAAACAGGTAAAGCAACTGATATGTATTTGGATGTAAATCCTGGCTTACGTGGTTATGGTGGTATGTGCTTACCAAAGGATACTAAGGCATTAGGACAACTAATGAAAAAATTGGATATTGATCTCAAGTTAATTGAAACTATAGATGAAGATAATGCCAAATTTAAAAAAACAGTATTCAATGGAATGCGTGAGTAGTTGACAATTATCCACAAAGGTGTTAATATAAGTTATGGCTGAGAAAAAGAAATTCCTTGATTTAAAATCCATGCTTAAGGCAGTAGATCGTCGTGATAAAGATTGGTATGATAAACTATCCGATGACGATAAGAAACTGTTTGCTCCATTTATTGCTATGCGTTATGTTAGCAACATTAAGGGCGATCAGTTTTTCCAAGAACATTATTTGGAAATGACCAACGAGTTTGTAAACAAACATCATTGGACACTGAGTAAGAATCACAAAGGCTTATTGTGGAAACTTATGGCTATGTGTGGTGCATACGAAAATTTCTTCCATCAATATTTGGCGGCTCCAAAGAAACAAGCAAAGAATAAATTCGAGCAAGTACTGTTAGATAAAAATCCTAATATGAAGGTGGATGATGCAACAACCCTATCAACTATTATGTCAAAAAGTGAACAAACGGAATACATTAAAGAACATGATCCAAACGATTGAAAAAGACCATGAATGTATACACTGCGGTAAGGCGTTTCAAAAAGAAAAAACGTTAATTGCTCATATGTGTGAGCCAAAGCGTAGAGCATTACAAAAAGACGAAAAACGTGTACAGGTTGGATTATTAGCATTTAATAAGTTTTACGAAACAGTTCAAAAGACCAAACCAAAAACATATACAGAGTTTTGTAAGAGCAGTTACTATAATGCGTTTGTTAAGTTTGGAAGTTTCGTTGTAAACATTAATCCAATATATCCAGAGAAGTTTATTGAATTCGTAATTAAAAGCGGAGTCAAATTAGATCACTGGTGTCGTGATGAATTGTATGATACGTATATGTTTGAAATGATTAAATTGGAGCCTGTGGAAAGTGCTGTAAGAAGATCACTACAAACAATGATGGATTGGGGAGATAAACAAGAAGCACCATATCAGGATTATTTCAAATACGTTAACCATAATCGTGCAGTACATGATATTAGAAACGGTTTGGTATCACCTTGGCTCTTGCTAAATTCAAAAGAAGGTGTTAAACTATTAGCAAGTTTTAATGATGAACAACTTTCAATTATTGAACCTGCACTAGATGTTATATATTGGAAACAAAAGTTTAATATGAAAAAGGCTGATGTAGAATTAGTAAAAGAAATAATAAAGGAGGCTAATGTTAGTTAATTCCAGTGGTACTAGGGTTATAACAAACGAAGGGCCGGATGGACCGTTTGATAGAATATATCAAAAAGGATCACTAGAAAAATATGAACTTGTAAATGCTGATCAAACAACATACACAGGTAAAATACATCGAAGAACAATTATAAGGGTAGACTTAAAAGGAAATAATTTTAGATATCCTTGTTTTGAAACAGAAGACGGTAGATGGTTTGACAGAAGCGGTATGCCAATGCCTAAACCAACAAAAATAGAAAATGAAGAAGAAAATAAAGAAGAACAGGTACAAGGAACAAACAACCTTTGATCCAAAGACCATGACAAAAACGCCCGGTGGACACGGGTATGGTATGAAGAGAAATTATAAGCCAACCAAGGAAGAAATGAGTGGCAGAAATTTAGCAAGTGTGTTTGGATGGAAATTAAATGACTGAAAACAAAGAAGATCTAAGTGCTCATATTAAGGCTATGCAAAAGAGCATTGACAACAAAATTACAGAACTAGAAGAGATGCGTAAAAACGGTGTTAAGGCTCAGCGTCAACAAGAACTATTAAGCGATATTTTTCGACGCCAGCGAACACTTGGAAAATTAAAAAAGGGAAAGAATTAAAAGATGCCTGATATTGATTTAGACTTTTTTGACAGAGATACTGTTCTTGAAAAGTTCAAACATCATAAAGCAAAACTAGACACAGGAAAGAAACACAATACAGGTGTATACTTTCACAGCATTCCTGTTGATCCCTTTACAAATATTTCAACTATTGATCATAAGGTAGCAGATGAAAGAGGTTACTTTAAAATTGATATGTTGAATGTTCACATATATAAGGATGTTTTAAATGAAGAACATTTAAATACATTACTGCAAAAGGAGCCGTTATGGGAACTACTTATCGAACCAGACTTCAGCAACAACTTATTTCACGTCGCAGAACACAGCACTATACTTCAAACAATGAAACCACAGAGTATAGAACAACTGGCGGCAGTACTAGCGATTATCAGACCCGCGAAGAGACATCTGCTTGGACAATCGTGGGATACGGTGATGAAGGAAGTGTGGACGAAACCGACTGACGGCAGTTATTATTTTAAGAAAGCACACGCGGTTGCATATGCACACGCGATTGTGGTACATATGAATTTAATTTGCGAACAGATTAGTTAATGCATTACGAGTTTGAAGATTATAGAAACAAACACTACCACGATCCAGGTCCATGGTTAACGTGGGCAGTTCCACAGAGATTTACCTTAAAATATCTTTTTAGATTGATGCTTTGGTTATGGATTATTCCGCTTCTTTTATTTGGAACATATTTGTCACCGGTCGGAATGTTAGTCCAACTTTTGGTTGTGGACTATCTTAGTTGGATTCAGTATAGAACTACAAATATTATTTGAGTTTACGAACTAACTGAATGCTTTTTCTTTTAACACGTTTTTCGGCAATATCGCTTAATCGAACAACAGGTCCAAACATTAGTTCAATATCTTTGGTATTAAAGGTTTTAATTAAATGCTTAAATTTAATCATCTCAGCCTTCATAAAAATATTGATTGGTATCTTCCTGTTAGATTCCCACCACCAAGCATCGCCACATTCTAATAGTGATAATTTTTCACTATCAGACTTGCAACTAGCATAGTCGTAAACGCTTGTAACGTATGCATCTTGATTAATAATAATGCAGATATATTCCACTGGTCCGTGCTTTACACACGATAAAAAGGGGAATTTTTGTTGTAAGTCCTGGTCTATGTTTGTCATCTTCTTTCTTATAAATACTTGTAGTAAGGATGATAAAATGATATGCTCAAGTTACCATTATATATTTATGAAACCGGTTATACCGTATACAGCGATTTGGATGTAACTATAAGTCAAGGATATGCACCTATGTATCAAAAAAATGTAGAAGTTTATAAAGGTATTACAAATACCCTAAAATTTACAGTAAAGAATCAGGATCAAAAGCCTATTAGTGTTAACAATACAACATTTAGATTTGTGCTAAACAACCCTGAAACAGGTGCTTCTTATCTAAACAAACCAATGACTGTAATTGATGACGGATCGACCAGAGCAACCAGAGGTGTCGTACAAATAGTACTCGCAGAAAACGATCTAATTGGATTGAATTCAAAATTTTATACGTACAGCATCATTCAAACAGTTAATGGGGTTGATAAACCCGTATACACAAACACATACCATGATGCAGAGGGTACTTTAGAAATACAGGATAAGGTGTATTCACCGTTTAGCGAAAGTGAAATTATTACATCTTTTAGTTCTAACACAAGAAGCGATAATTCTGGAATAGTTGATTACACATCTAGTTGGATCAATGCTAGTCCAGAATGGAAGAGAGCGAACTCAATACATACCGTTTCTTACACAACCACAGGCTATAAAGGCTCAATTAAATTACAAGCAACTTTGGAAACGCAACCTGGCAACGGAACAACTTGGGTTGATGTTTCTACAGTATCATTAAACAACTATTCCGGAAATGATTACTTTAATGTTTCGGGCGTTTATAGTTGGGTAAGACTTCAGCATACTCCAGACATTTCGAACACCGGAACGGTTGACAAAATCACAGTAAGATCGTAATATATACTTATGAATCCGATTCAGCAAGTATTAACAGCATTCTTACCTTCAAAAAGAAAGACTACTCCTAGTGGGTGGACTTCTTTTGATGCACCCTGTTGTGTTCACAACGGAGAAAGTGCTGACAAGCGTAAGCGTGGTGGAGTTATGTTAAATGGTGATGGAACTGTAAGTTATCACTGTTTCAATTGTGGCTACACAGCATCGTTTACACCAGGAAGAAACTTATCTGTAAAGATGAGAAAGTTAATGCGTTGGTTGAATGTGCCAGATTCGGACATAACCAAATGTAGTTTGGAAGCGTTAAGATTAAAAGAAAATGGTCCTGATGTACAATCAACTATTTCGATTAATATACCTAAGTTTGAATCTAAAGAACTGCCAATGGGTGCTAGACCTATTATGGAGTGTGCTGATTGGAAGGCACTTGAACCAAGTGGACTTGATCCGGATCTCATGAGAGCCATCGAATATATAATTGGCAGAGGCCTGATGATAGATGACTATGATTTCATGTGGACCCCAGAAGGTTCATATAAGTCAAGGCTGATTATACCATTCTATTATCAAGGGGACATAGTCGGATACACTGCAAGAAAAATAGGCGATGGCTCACCCAAATATATCACAGATAGTCAACCTGGCTATGTGTTTAACTTGGATGCTCAAAACGAAGATAGAAACTATTGTTTTGTCGTAGAAGGTCCTTTAGACGCTATTTCTATTGACGGGGTAGCAGTACTAAGCAATGACGTTAAAGACGCACAAGCGACGCTTATAAACGGTTTAAGACGCCATATAGTAGTGGTACCTGATACTGATAAAGCAGGACTTGATATGATCGAATCAGCATTACATTATAATTGGAGTGTTGGTTTTCCAGAGTGGCCTGATCCTGCTGTAAAAGATGTAAACGAAGCAGTTAAGCGTTATGGAAAAATATATGTTATGAACAAGATTATTAACAGCATAGAATCGAACCAAGTTAAAATTAAATTAAAATCAAAGACGTACTTTAATGACTGATAGAACCAAAGAAGAAATAGTAAACGATATAGAAAAACTTTTAGAAACCAAAGTTAACCCTTCGGTACAAGCACATGGAGGAATAGTCAAATACATTGATTTTGATTCTACAACAGGTGCTTTAAAGTTGCAAATGAGTGGAGCCTGTTCAGGATGTGCAGGGTCAACACAAACCTTAAAATATGGAATCGAAAACATGATGAAACACTATGTTCCGGAGATAAATGTAGTTATAGGGGAAGACGATCCGAATTTCAACGATCCATATTTTAAAAATGAAAAAGTATAATTTTTTAATATCGTGCGGTGATAGTTTTACATCAGGTATGGAAATACTTGGTGATAAAGATGTTTCAGAAGAAAACAAAGCACATTCATATCCCATTCATCTAGCGGATCTAATGGGAATACCCGACGTTAGCAACACAGCACTACCAGGTGCTACAAACGAATTCATTGCTAGACAAACTGTAATGGATGTTCTTCGATTGGAAAAAGAAGGAGTAGATACTTCAAAGATTTTTGCCCTTATAGGATGGACCAGCATTAACAGATTCGAAATATACATTAAAGATAGACTGGATATGATAAAGAACAGTGGTGTATACTGGGATCAATTACCTAGTCCTGAGATGTCTTACTTTGGTACAAACTTTGTTAATCCTACTATTGCAAAAACGCTCGTTGATGAGAAAAGCGGAACACCTTATTGGGACTTTGGTCACGCTGACAGTGTTAAATTTTTAAATGAATACGTATGGAATGATAAATTAGAATACGATAAATTTTTTAGTCAAGTTATGTTGTTAAAAGGGTTTTTAGAAAGCAAACAGATTAATTTCTTATTTCATTTAAATGTTCATGCATGGAATTCTCCTAACGACTGTCGTGTAGAAAAATACAGAGATTTACTTAGTGACGATAAAAGATTTTTTAAGTTTGAAACTTTTACATTTAGTGATTGGGGCAATAGAACTTATCCGTGGGAACGTAGAGCAGAAGGACATTTTAAAAGACCTGTGCATTTAAAATTTGCAGAGTTGTTGAAAAAATATATAGATGAGAATTATGATTAGATGGTTTAAAAAAGTCTTTTATCAATGGCAGTATAAAAGACAACTAGCAAAGAAATTAAAAGAAAAGCAAAAGCAAGATCCGTTCTTGTATAAGTGAGAGGTTAAGAATGATTACTTGGGGTATTGTTGGCAACAGTCATGATGCCAGCCTAGCAGTGTTTAACGACGACAAACTAACGTTTGCGGCATTGTCAAAAGACTTCAGTGGCATTGATCATGATCCTGATCTAAACTTCACTCTTATAAGTGTTGCTCGAGTAAATTACGGCGGCGGTCCTGATCGTGTTGTGTGGTATGAACGACCATTTTTAAAAACTCTTAGACAGTGGAGAGCAGGACAAGGATGGTTGTGGAAAGAAAATAATATTAAAAAATATCTAGCACGTTATGGTATTCACTGCCCTATAGAATACACGTTACATCATCACAGTCATGCGGCCTATGGTTACTATACCAGCGGGTTTAATAATGCTTCTATACTTTGTGTTGATAGCATTGGAGAGTTCCAAACATTAACTGTATGGCAAGGTGTAGGTGACGATCTACACTGTGTACACAAACAACGATATCCCGATAGTTTAGGATTATTTTATAGTGCTATGACACAGCGTTGTGGATTAACAGCACAACGTGACGAAGGTATGATGACTGATCTTGCACGTGGTAAAAAGGACATGGAAGTTGTTAGATTAATGATTAAAGATCTACTTTGGTTTGATGAATCTTTTGGATATCCAACATTTAAATTTAAAGTAAATCTACACAAAGGTTGTGATTGGTGGAGACCAGAAATAACTGATGTTGGTAAAATTGCATATGCCACACAATGGATATTTGAACAGATAATTGAAAGATTATCCAATAGTATGCTGAAGCAGATGTCAAGCAAAAACTTAATTGTTGTAGGAGGTGGTGCATTAAATGGAAAGGCTATTAGACGCATTTCATACAAATGGAAAAATGTTTGGGTTCCACCCAATCCGGGTGACCCAGGAAGTTGTATAGGATCTGTTTTAGCCAAAACCAAAAAACATATTGACTTTAAAAGTGATATGTGGTATAATAGTAAAACATGATAGACAAAATAGTTTATGAAACATTAAGATGGTTTGACCACATTAAACTTGCAAAGGATTCTCCTTTAAGAGATAGTATGTTTTGGTTTATTATCATAACAACCATAATATATTTTGGATTACTAATTTGGGGAATAACTAAGTAACATATGGCACAAGAAACAAATTTTAATTACGATATACAGAAACTTTTTTTAGAAATGTTTTTGAGCAATGCAGAAAGTTTCGTGCGTTGTCAAAACATTTTTGATTCAAAGAACTTTGATCAAAAATTACAAGATACAGCAGAGTTCATTACAAAATATGTTGACGAATATAAAGTTATGCCTGAACTTGAAATTGTCAACAAAGCAAACAATATTCAGTTAGGTGATGCTAGTAGTGTAGGACCTGAACATCATGATTGGTTGTTGGATACATTTGAAAAGTTTAGCAGACACAAAGCACTAGAACGTGCAATCTTACAGAGTGCTGATCTTCTTGAAAAGGGAGATTACGGTCCTGTAGAAGGTATGATCAAAGAAGCAATTCAAATTGGTCTTGCAAAAGATATGGGTACAGATTACTTTGCTGATCCTAGAGCAAGACTTGAAGGACTAAAGAACAACAACGGACAGGTAAGCACAGGATGGCCAAGCATTGACAAGAAACTGTTTGGTGGATTCAACAGAGGTGAACTTAATATTTGGGCAGGTGGTTCGGGTGCAGGTAAATCGTTGTTCTTGCAGAACATGGGTGTAAACTTTGCACTTGAAGGACTGAATGTAATTTATATTTCGTTAGAACTTTCAGAGGCGTTGGTTGCAATGCGTATGGACAGTATGTTCACAGGTATTGCTACAAGAGAGATATTTAAAAATCTTGATGACGTAGAGTTAAAGGTTAGAATGAAAGGAAAACAAGCAGGTAACATACAGATCAAATATATGCCTGCAGGTAAGAATGCTAACGATATAAGAAGTTATATTAAAGAATACGAAATTAAAAATAAGAAAAAAGTAGATGTATTGCTTGTTGACTATCTTGATTTGATGATGCCGATGAGCAGAAAAGTATCGCCAAGTGATTTGTTTGTTAAGGACAAGTATGTATCAGAAGAATTACGTAACTTGGCAATGGAAAGTCAAACAGTATTTGTAACAGCATCGCAGTTGAATAGAGCGGCTGTTGAAGAAATTGAATTTGATCATTCACATATCGCAGGTGGTTTAAGTAAGATTCAAACAGCAGATAACGTGATTGGTATTTTTACAAGTCGTGCTATGCGTGAACGTGGACGTTATCAAATACAGTTTATGAAAACACGTTCATCAAGTGGTGTAGGACAAAAAGTTGATCTAGAATTTGATATTGATACATTGCGTATTACAGATCTTGCAGAAGAAGAGCAAGGTTCATATCAATCAAGTGCTTCTAGCATTTACAGTAATCTTAAAAAACAAAGTACTGTAAGTACCGAAGAATCCGAAGACTCCAGATCAGATCCAACAGAAGGATCTACGATTGGTAAGGTTTCGGGTAAAACTCAGTCAACAAAACTGAGAGAACTTTTAAAAACTATGACACCGGAAGGAGAATAAAATGCTTCATAAAATCAGTCAACTGTGCGATAAGATCGATTCAATCAAGCGTGATGCTGACCGACTACGCCAACTAAAATACGGAGTACCAAAAGGTACAGACGGAGAAATAGATAATCTAATTGCACAAATACAATCAGACTGTTATTTGGTTTCACAGGACAGAAGCCAATACGTTAAACTTTCAAAAGAAGAACAAGTAGAATTTGATTTCTAGTTTAGATACTTGGAAGCAATAGTTCCAATAGATTCGGTAATGCACCATTGCCATAAACTAGGCAATCCCTTTGTTAACAAATCTTTAGGAGCATCCATGGTTAACCATTCGTGCTGAGTTGTCCATGGGTGCATACCACTCATTTCACCTTCCAGTTGTCCTGGACCCCAACCTGATATACCTAGTATGCATCTCCACTTTTGTGGACCTCTACCATGACCAATCAGTTCCATTAATTCAAGACTGCTTGTAATACTTAGATCTGGAGTTACCTGCAGGGTGTTAGGAAATTCAACTTCATTCGAATGCAGTATGTTAATGCTGTGCGTATCAACTGGACCGCCAACAAACGAAGAATCTTCACCCATGTCAATATCTAAATTAACAGATTCGGATACCATTCTTAATGGTATTGGAGAAGGTTTGTTTACTATAACGCCCCAAGCACCCTTTGATTCGTTATGCTCGCACACCAATATAACAGTTTTTTCAAAAAACGTGCTGTTGGCATTTGGTTGTGCAATAAGCAATTTACCAGCGTAATTGTCTTCCATACTAGTATTTATTTGTTGTTGGTATTGCGTTGATTGATTTGTCTAGTATAGTGTTCGATCCTCTGTGCTATATTTTCACGTTCAATTGGATCCTGTTCACGTTTTAGTTGATCCTTTAATTTAGATATCATTTGATCAACAGGAATTCTCTTGTTGTTAAATCGTTTCATAATTTTAATAGTAAGTGTTCTTTCTTATTATTGTTATACTATTTGCTTTGCTCGTATAACCATGTTCGATATTCGTCGGCATACCGATGCTCTATACAGTTTACTTTACCGTATTTTGTTTGGGTTTCTTCCACAACCCTGTCGACTATAATTTGCCCTTTAAGGACACATTCTTTTTCTGTTTTGTATACTGTTGGATCAGTTACTTCAAACCAAGCACATAATCCAGCGGACGTACAAATGGAAATAAAGAGATTCCACATACATCTCCCCCTCGCGTAATCTAATATTTAAAGTATTATTTTAATCAGTAATAACTGTATATTACATTCTTTGGATTTGGATCCATGGATACCAAAATGCTGTTACAAGATGAACAGTATCGTGTACCATTTTCCAGGAGCATTCCATCCATTCCAATTCGTATGTGTATTCTTGGAAGTTTCCCGCATTGTACTCTGTGTGTGTCATATACAGGTTGTATTTATCCTGCTATGGTTTGTGCGTATAGTAATGTTGAATTTTTGCTCTTTTTGGAAGGTAGTGTACAAGTTTACGTCAAATAACCTTTTTATATATGTAGCACGTTTTTGTGTGCAAATAAGCGTCTAGCGTGTGTTATGCATACAAACTTGTTCACTACACTAGTAATTATCTAAAACCTGCTGTAGAGCCCTTAAAATGCGTTTAAAAGGGTGATTTTCGGTGGAGTTAAGTACCTATATTATAACTGTATTACAGTTATTTACGAGCCTGTATGATTGATTTCCTTGTTCTTGATCATTTCCTTGAGGTCGGATATGTATGAGACCAATCGCTCATAACTTCTGCGATGATGGTGATCTCCCGTGGTAACCCACAGTTCCGAGTGTCGATCTATTAATCGCATGATGTTGCGTATGTGCCCCTGATAGGGTCGTCGATATTGATCCCAACTGCCACTGCTCATACGAGTATTTATCGGGGGCCGAAACCCCCGACGTCCTCTTAAGAGACTACCAATTGTTAGTAGATTTAGGACTGTTATGTCCAAGTATGCGTCCAGTGTTTGGACCATTTTTTACCACGTAACCAGAAGTACCACCACCGTTGATGTTGACCTCATTGCGGGATCTCCACAACTCCATTTCCTTCTTTTTGCGTGTTTGTTGCTCTGCGTACTGCTTGAGCATGAATGAATGTCTATCCATTTAGCCACCCTCCTTATAAGTTAAAGTTAGGTGCGTTCCTTCGGCATTGTGCCTACTTCCATACTAGTGTACGAACGATATACATATTTAGCATATCAGGTATGCACAAATCAACTATTTGTTTTGCCAAACCATGCATCGTTAAGCGTTTTGGCTAACAGTAGCGTGGTATTGGTCCACTGCTTGGCCACTTCGGTTTGTGTGTCTATTAGTGCGTTTAGGCTTGAGCGTACTTCATCGTTTGAGTACATCTGTGCTACCACTAGTTTTTTGGTGGCTTGGAATTGATCTATATAGAACTGGGGTGTAAACATGGGGGTTCCTTTTATGTGTGTGCAAGTATTTATTTTTTGTTTAGTTCTTGAATCTGTTTCTCCAGCATTTCAATATGCTTTTCTAACACAGCAATACGTTCATTCTGGTGATAGGTGGTTTTGATAGTTTCTTTCACTTCGGGTGGTGGTGCCCAATTGATTCTGAATTGAGTGTTGGCATCCATCACCATGTGATTTTCTTGTATCTTGTTTTCCAAAAAATCAATTCTTTCCTCAATGTGAAACACAAATGCCGATGCTGTAACGATTGCCGCAATCAGAGTAATCACTGTCTTCAGCGATACTGTTAGTTCTGTTTTTTCGTCAATCTTGTGTGCCATCTATTTCTTTTTCTTTTTCTTTTTAGCAAAAGGGTTTGATGGTTTTGGCACACTAGGAATAATTTTATCAACCACATCTTTTACTGGTGCGACCACATTATTTTGTATGGGTTTCACAACATTTTCCTGTATGGGTTGTATCACATTTTCTTTAACAGGTTCTACGACATAATCGTTGACTGGTTGCACAGTCATATCATATACTGGATCCACATCAACTGTTACTGTACCACCTGTTTTAACTCCGGCGATCAGAGCAATGTTCACTTCGCCGCCGAATGTGATTGGTTTACTATCTTTGTTCCAATCTGGCACTTGATAACCACCACCAATCTTTGCACCCACCTGAGCACCTGCACTCACCGAAGTGTCATTGGTCACAGCAAATGGAATCAATCCATCGTTGGTGTAATATGTTCTGGCACCCGCACCTGCTTTGGCACC